TCTTGAAACGATATAGCACCATTAAACACTTGGTTACTTGTAGATGTTGCTACTGCTAGTGTTGTAGTCTTACGATTATCTGAATAAAAAGCATCTCCGTTGATTGTAGCATTCGTTACGTTTACCCACAATGAGTTAACCGTGAATGATGCAGTTCCAACAACTGAAAGAACCGTAAAGAATCCTTCTAGATTTGGATTAGCCACACCACCATCTGCTTGAGCAATTGTAACTTGGTCACCCGCTACAAAAGTGTGAGTCGTAGTTATTTCAACATTGCCACCGTTATTAACTAATGAAGCCGTGTAAGCGTATGTAGTGATGTATTCTTCACCTATCTTCACATCGTATGCATATCTACTGTTAGGTATGTTATATGATACTGTATTCAAGAATGGCACATCAAATGAAACCATTGAACTAATCAACTTCGATATATCTATTTCACCATAACCCGTAGAGTATTGTGGAAACACTTTGTACCTACTTAATAAGGTAGATGAACCTGCAGGATATACATCAAAGATATATCTGTAACCTGATATATTCTTGTTCGTTCCATCATAGATAAACTTCAAAGGATTGTATGCAGGTGCAAATGTTGCAGGTGATGCTATCTTAGTTATTGCCATTTGTTACGCTCCGAAAGTTCTAACTGTATGTGTAATGATTGCTCGTATTGTGCCGTCTCCTAGTGTTGGGTCGCCACCAAGCCAAGTTCCCATTGATAATTCGGTATTAGTTTGATTATTTCTATAAACTAACACTGATTTATCAATGTCTAAACTAGATCCCATTCTAACAATACCAGTCGCATCATAAGATTGCTTTAAAAACGCTGCTAATATAATTCCCGTTTCATCCCCACAAGCGAAATATATTATATTACCGTCACTTAAAGTGTATGGAGTTGTATTGAAATCACATTCTAATACAATCTTATCAATATCATAATACATCCCAACACCAGGAGCAGGGAGTAATACAACAGGTGTAGTACCCATTGCTAGTATTTGAGCAGATGAGATGTTGACTATTGCAGTAGTTGGTGATTCAGGTATCGCATTAACTACAGTAATGATGTTAGATATATCGTCTGCAATCTCATCTATTCCTAGAGCATTGTAGTTTTTAGATTTTAAAGATGTTTGTGTGATTGGCATAATTTTAAGTTTGGTTATATCTATACAAGTATTAACTTTCGCTTTTGGTTAAAACGCTACATAAGCATCATCCGTATAGTATACATCTTTGATATGAGTAGTCGCGTATCTAACAGCATCCATCGCATCATCAAATAGTTTAATAGGTTCGTCTGTAATCGTGTCGCCTATCTTCTTCCATTTGTAATTCTCGTATTCCTTCTTTATTCTCGGTTCGTCTTCACAGAACACTAAGAACGTTTTAATGTTGTCTATTCCTTTCTTGACTGTCTTGTTTGCATTCTGTACGTTGTATCCTGCGTTTTGCATCTCTGCGATTATCTCGGGTCTTGAATGGTCGGCCATTATCTCGATATGCTTCTCTATATTCAAATCACCTAGCTTATCAATCAGCATTGTAGTGGTTAAATACGATTCATAGATTACCGGCTCGATATAGATATCCTTCTCATGCCAATATATCCTAACCAATGCAGTCGGGTGATTATAACCAAAGTCAAGTCCATACATAAACTGCGTGAACTTTGACGGTCTATGTTTAACGAATGTCCAATTTGAATAGATATTGCTTTTAGATATTGCTCTTTCACCTAATGCATAGATTTGATACAATGCCTCATCTGTACGTTTTAAGTCTTCTATCTGTCGTTTAATGCTATCAGGTAAGAATGGATTATCTTTGTACGTAGATTTGATTGTCACGCTTTCTTCTTGTGGTAAATCATAAAGCCAACTTGCAGACTCTGAAGGATTGTAATCGAATATCATTGTATCCTCCGTTCTCATATTCAACTGTTGGAAGTCATCAAAGAATAATTCATTCGCTTCATTACACCATCCTAAATCTCTTTTACGCCCTCTAATCTTCTGCTCGTCATCTACACTGAAGAATTCTACTATTGAACCGTTATTAAACTTGTAGATGTTCTCACTCATGTTGTGTGAGGTCTTTTGATACAATCCCAAGTCTTTCATTATCTCGAAGAAGTCACGCATCACGGTGGCACGTAAAGCAGGAAACGTCTTTCGAACTATACTCACTACCTTATTCGGATTCTGTAAGCAGTAAACGATTATAAGTTGACAAAGTGAATAGGTCTTACTTGAACGTGAACCACCTTGATTGATGATAAATCTAGTATCAGACTGTAATGCTTCCCAATTCTTTTCAAATATGACTGTGCTATTTATCTCCACCTATTTCTTGATGTTAATCGTAATATCTGTTATTTCGTGTGTATTCGTGTTTTCAGTCTTTTCTGTTATGCCTAATTTTCTTGCAACTAGATTCGCATTGAACAATCCAACCGAAGCACCTTTGTAGTTATGAACGAAACAGTTTCTCTTAATACGCGTGATGATAGGTAGATATGAAGTATAAGCCCCTCCTTCGTTACTTGAATAATGTCCTAAGTCGTTAATAACGTCTCTATCTTCTAGGTAGTTTTCAAAGCCTTCAAACGTGATTGGTGTTTCAAGTGGTGTTTTTACCTTAGTACCCTCTTTACCTACATAATCTACTTTATGCATTGGGTTGTCTCTTTCATAGGTTACATAATCTTTGAATAGTTCCCATAACTTCTCTGGTGTTTCTATGTATTTATGTTTCATGATTCGTGTTTTCGTATGCTGCTAGTATTTCAAATGCTAATTTAGATATCAATGTGATACCCCCAAATATCATAGCGTATTTTTCATTGCAATTAATTAGAGTTACTCCCGTACCAATGCCCCCAAAAAAGTAAGTCAGTGATAGCAGCTTCATTTCTTATTAGTTTTGCGTGTCTTCTTGATGGTCGTAGGCTTCGGTGCTTCTTTTGTTTCTTCAACACGTGAGAAAGAATCCTGGATATCAAGATATTGTTCAGGCACTTCTTCTGCTTCCAACTCAACGTAGTGCGACAAGTCGATATGGTTTCTAAACGAGTCGATTTTCTCTTGTGTAATGTCATTCGTTTTAATTGTAAATGTAGCGACACCTGCTTTGAATGTCAACTCCATGTCTTTATACTGTTTCTTCGGTACTAACATATTTTATAAATTTATTTTTTAGACTCTTGATGTAATTATACGCACTTGAACTGTCGATATTAAAGTGCTTTGCTATATCTCTTTTTGTAATGTAACCTCTTTTGTACACGCTCCAAAGAATTAACTCGTATCTATCTAACGTAAGTTCAAACCCTTCTATATCTATATTAAGTATTATGTCTTGGTTTTGGTTTGATTCTTCGTTTATGAATATCATTTCTTTAGACTGAAGATTCTCCTTGATATTGGTTTGCGTGTTATAAAGTGATAACTCCATGCATATAAATCCAAATGCTAGTTTAGATATCTCATCCTCTGTGATTGTATCTGCTTTACCTACTACATAAAGATAAGAAGAAGATACTACTGATTCAGCTTCTATTGATTTACCCATTTGAGTAATTCGTCTTTTTGCAACGCTTACCAAAATAGAGTAATTCTCGGTGTAAAACTTATCTATTAATCTCTTCATACCATTCAATTATAGATTTTGCGTATATGTTACGCTTGACTGATGTACACATACAATAGGTAATATGGTCTTTAGGCTCGTGATATTTATTCCAAATGTTCTTACCTTTGATTACTGTCTTTTTAATAACTATACCAACAGCAAATTGGTCTCGCAACCTTGTGAGTATTTCTATTTCCTCGATGTCCATAAGTCGTATAAATAAACAATGAATGAAGCAACTACTGCCTGTCTAAAATCCCATGTAATAATTAACGTACTCCAGAACGTACAACAAATCCAACAGTTGAATATCTCTAAAAGATAATCTATGATATCGTTTGGTTTAATCTTAGAATAAAGATATGCCAATACAATCTTCAAAGGTTCGAATTCCATCACTAGCCACCCCGTAGCAATGTAGAAAATATAGTCGTAGATTAATAACATACCACTTTGTATCTAGTCATTGCATTAGGATAAAGATAGTCACCCGTTTCTTTAGCACACAAGTCAGGTTGTGCTGTCGTGTTATAAGTTTCAGTCCATACACCACCTGCACCAAGTTGTTCGTGTTGTTCGTAACAATCACACGTTGTTGGTTGACTCGGTTGGTTAGGAGTCTTGTTGTCCTTCTCGCAACTCATTAAAAATACTGCTATTACTATAAATAATTTCTTCATATCGTTTTTTTTCTGTAAATATAATATTAATTCTTAATCAAATATATTTTATCTGCTATTTTATTTTGAACCTCGCAATTTTTATGCTCTTGACCGTATATCGTTTGTTCAATCGGTATCGGTTGGTATTTAATCCAATCACCTTGATGACCTAGATGCATAATCTTTTTATCTTGAATCGCAGCTTCATGTGCAAATACTAAATCACTCATCTTTTTATACTCTGAATTGTATATTTCTGTTGGGTTAAAGTAATCTGTTCTGAATGCTGTTACTCCTGTACCTGGAACATCAATTTCACACGTTTGAGGAAAGTGACCTAGACAAGCGAATGCTTTATGCCCTTTGTAATAGTTACGATTTAAACCTAGTAACTTCCTACCGTGATAAGATACTATGCATTCGTGTTTTTCTATCGATTCAATCGTCTTAGAAACGTAATCAGGTGGATAAATTAAATCATCATCACATGAAAAGTAGTATATCGGTTTTGAATACAACTGTAATGCGTGAAATTTACCGTTGTCAGTTAAGTTGATTGGTTCTATTTCGTTATTGTAAACATGAATATCATCTACTTGATTGATTAATGATTCAATGGTTCTCTTTAATGTTAATTCTCTGCCCTTCATTGTGGCAATTCCTACTACTATCTTCATAAACTTATTAATGGTAATTCTTTTCTATGTTCTGGATGCATTGTTGACTCATGGTCACCGTGAAAGGCTAAACTAGATTTCGGTTTATACATCTTAACTCTTGCACGATTGAATGCATATGTTAAATACTGACCTACACCCGACGATATATCTTTGCGTTTGATGAATCTATTCTTATCTATCTCCTTCATGTTAAATTCAATTGCTTCTAACGCTAAACGATTGCAAAAGAATCCACAGTCTGTAAAGAACAACTGAATCGTATCCCTATCCTTTATGATTGGTCTTATATTATTCCAACACATCTCACGCCCATCGTTAACAATGTTATAGACGTATGGTTTATCTTTGTAGTTGTTGTGAATCTCTTTTATTTTGTCTAGATTGATTTCAGAGTAATCGCTAGGCATAAACATAAAGAAATCGTCATCTGTTCCCTCTGCTAGTTTAAATGCGAAGAACCACTTTTCCCAAAACTTAGGCTTTCCTCCGTGTTTGAATCTAATCACATTCGGGTGATTAATAATAAAGTCGCTACCATCATCCAAGATAGTAACGACCTCACCTTTTAATTCTTTTAAAACTTGCTTGAGCATCTGCTCACGTTGATATGAAAATACAAATATCATTCTGTCTCTTTTAAATATAATTCAATCACTCTAATTGTCTTCTCTAAATCTTCTCTAAACTGCCCTTTCTTTCTGCATCTTACCAATCTTTTAATGCAATCGAATTCCCACGCATTAAGTTCGTGTTGATTAGCGAATAGGTAAAGACTTCCATTCGTGTTATCATAATGGATATCCTTTTGTGGTAATTCAAGACCTAATTCTAGATTCAATCTGTTTATTTCTTTCTCTGTCATTTGTTCTGATTTAGTTTATTTAATATGATAACGTTACCTAACAGCCATTGAAACGGCAGTTAGCCTTTCGTTATGGTTAATAGCCTACTTAGATTTTTCTTTGATTTCTTGGATACTATCTCTAAGAGAATATTTCGCATCCCACAACACTCGTCTATAAAAAACATAAGCGTGTCTTGCTTGCATTGCACCTTCTACATTGTGCAAATCTGATATTCTTTCAGTCAATAATGTTTCGAGTTCTTTAACCGTCTCAAAAAAATCATCTATTTTTTGTTTTTCAATTTCGTATTTCATAATAATAAAATTTATTTGTTTTTAATCTTAGTCTACAAACCATAACCACACCTTAGCGCAACTGAAAATGCGCCAAGCCGTCAAACGTTATAACCTCGTGTATTTGTCAACTAATATACTCATTAATATCAATCCAACTGCTATTAATCCTATAATTTCTTCTCTGCTCATTGCTTTAGTTTTAGTTTGTACTTCAAAAGTAATGATTTAAGTTCATCTTTCGTGAATTTTCTTGTTAAATATGCTTTTTCACGTAAAACAATGAATTCGTCTTTACCTAT